GTTGGCGCTGTGTTTGGTTACACAATGCGTGAATATGTCTTTCCGCCTTTTCCAATGGTGGTCTTGCTAGCCATTGTTGTGGCTGCATTTGTGGCCATTGTTAGATTGTTGTGGTATGTAATGCCGAAACGATCACAGCCTAAGAAACCGGTTGCACCTGCTGTTTCCACCGCTATAACGGACCCGCAAAGGTACCATTTTGAGCGGACTATCAACCAGGAGCAAGTTTTGCAACAGGAAACGATGCTTGAGGACCAACCCTTCTTCAAAGCTGCTGTGCCCACCCATCAGGTTGGGATTTATCACGTGGCTGAAGGGAGACGGAAACTGATTGGCCATGCTTGGCGGCTGGACAATCTGCTGATAACAGCCACGCACGTGGTCATGTCACTGGAAACGGTGATTCATGAATGTTTCTTTTATGTGAAAACAGAAAAGAACACGCGCGTAGTTCCGTTTGCTGAGGCTAAGTTCGAACACTCGTCAAGAGTAACGGATTTAAGCTATGCTCCCATCCCCAAGCAACTGGAATGTTTAACGAAAGCAAGAGTAGGTGTGGTCCCCGTTAGCGGAGCCATAGCGGTAATAACCAACAATCTTGGAACGTCCTCCACGGGCGCAGTTGGTTTTTATAACTTTGGCCATCTGAAATATGAGGGATCTACCTGCGGCGGTTTTAGTGGAGCGACCTACTGCATAGGTAAGACAGTCGTCGGAATGCATACCACAGGGCGGGAAACCGTCAACACTGGTATTGCTTCATCCTGGATCAATGCCGTTGTCAACCGTAAGGAAGATGCTGGTTTGGGAGGTTCTGAGTATCTCATGGTTAAAAGCATGTTAGAGAAAGGTTCAAAAGACGATGTGGAAATCACGTACCCAGCGCCTGACACGGTGGCGATCCGTGCGGGCAATGATTATCGCTTCTTCCAAGATGAGGAAGCGATGGCTTACGTGAAGAGATGGAGCAAGAGGATACAGGAGTCAGCAGTCTTAGATGACGATGACTTGCCTGAGCCTCCTCAGGTTTTTCTACCGCCGGCTCGGCTTGTGCCGAGCCAGAACAGCCTAGTTTCCCCGGGTGGTCAAATGAACCCCGAGGAAAACGCTACCATGTTTCCCGGACCATGCCCCGACGAGGACCTCTCGATGTTGGCCCTGTTGATGGATATGCTTGGCCAGATCTCTCTCCTGAGGGAGTCTGTGCTAGCTTTGCCGTCCACGCTAATATCCGAGCAGAGGCGGGACATGGATCATTTATGTCAGTGCCTGGAGAAACGTTTCAGCGCCCTTGGCAACCAGATCTCGGAGTTACGGCCCAAAAGTGTAACAGCTGTGGCCGTTTCACCGACGACGCTGTTTGCCCAGGCTGCCGACGTGCCTCAGGAGCAGTATTGGTCGCCACCACCGACTACGTCAATGCGAACAGAGTCAAGTACTCCTATGAATACGACTTTGACGCAAAGTTCGATAAGTTGCTCTACACCCTCAACAAGCAAGGGTCAACAGGCCTCGGCCAGTTCAGTGAAGCCAAAGACATTGGCTCCGCCCTCGGTTGGGACGGGTTCGAGTACACGAACACAACCGCCGTCGAAATCCTCCGGACTGCAGTTCTTCGACGTCTCCGGGCTCTCCAAAGCCCAGAGGAAGAACCTCAAGAAATGGCTCCACCAGCGGACATCAAAGTCTTCGTGAAGTGTGAGCCTCATTCCGAGGCTAAGATCAAGGCTCAGCGATATCGGCTCATCAGCTGTTTGTCGCTTGAGGACCAGATGGTCGATCGGCTTTTGTTTTACGATTGGACCCGGGAACAGGAAAATTACTTGGATGTTTCGTCCAAAGTAGGATGGTCACCCTTTCCCGGTGGATACCGTCAACTCCATCAGGCGTTTCCTCAACGTGCGCTTGCAACTGATTGCAGTGCTTTTGATTGGACAGCGCCGGCGTGGATGTTTGCGGTCGTTCTTGACATGAAGATATCCCAAACTCGGGGTATCAAAGACCATCCTGAAGTGGAGAGAGCCATGCGCCGTAGATGGCGGGAAGTGCTGGGAGACCGGTGCGTGATTCGCCTGCCAAACGGTTGTAGATATCGCCAGACTCGATCTGGGCTGATGAAGAGTGGATGGCTCCTCACCATAGCGGGTAATTCTGCAGTTCAAGCTTTGGCCAACATGGCGGCTTGGAGAGCGGCTGGGTATCCTGGCCGCCCTCCGACGCTTTGGGCTATGGGTGATGATATTTTGCTGGATTGGTCGTGTGGTTTCAGCCCCAAGCCTCTCGTTCTGTGGAATGAATTTCTTGGTCTTAGGATTAAGAAATACAGCTTTACACGAGAGTTTGCTGGTTACGAGTTTGAGCAAACCACGGAACCCCTATACTTGGATAAACACCTGTATTTGCTAGCACATACGCAGGCTGAGCAGCTGTCAGAGATGGCGGATGCGTACGGGTTGCTTTATGCGCGCTCCGGGAATGAGCGCATGTGGAGACTCATTGAGCCTCTGCAAAGTAGGCCTAAATGGTTTTACCGCCTATGGGCCGAGGGGATTTGTGAAGGGGAGGCTACCTTGCCACAGAGTCTCATGGTCTCACTTAATGAGTGAGCCCTGGGATTAAGGTAGTCTATTGCTGCTAAAGCACTATCCTGGGTAATGCCTGGAATAGGG